AAGAGTTTGGGAACCAAGAGCAAAGGAAGATACTGGTAATATATGAATAGACACGTAGAAAAAGGATGTTTAATGGCAATGGTGGAACCAACTTATGGTCCTCACATTGTTCGTATTGGTAAGACTGCAATACCTCCAGAGATATTGTACACTGATCCAAATGATCCAACATATGGTTATGATGAAGAACCGCATGTAACATTGAAATATGGATTTTTACCTGATTTACAACGTAGAGATGTTGCTACCGTATTGAAGGGTGTAAAGCCATTTAATATCATTTTGAAAGCATTGAGTCAGTTTAACAATGAGAATTATGATGTGGTTAAGTTTGATGTTGATAAGAACAATCAACAATTGATGGAGTTGAGAAACAGATGTGATCGATTGCCAAATGAAGATAGTTATCCAGATTATCATCCTCATATGACACTTGCGTATGTTAAGAAAGGAATGTTTCCGCATACCAAAGACGGATTGAATATTGTTATTCCTATTACCCGATTCAAATATAGCGGTCCACAAGGAAAGTACTATATCAATTTATGATTAAGTTGAAAGATCTAATTCGTGAAATCACAGATGGTCAAGGATACATGACTGCTGAGAAATTTGGCAGTATTTGTTTGAACCAACTTACCCGAACGTTTCCAGAATATGAGGTGGATTTGTTTGATGTTGCTGATTTCATAAAAGATCAGGTCAAATATAAGATGCCAAAACGGGTATCAATACACAATAGTTCTTTACGTGCAAGATTTCATATTGAAACCAATGATAAACTGTATTTTGTCAACATCGTCAATGAGTTTGATAAAGTACCAGAAAGAGAATTATCGAATAAATTTACGATGGCAGACGATGATTATTTGATGAGTATGCCATCTGTTAGTTTAGAACCTAAAGATTTAAATACTCCAAATGAGTTGATGCGGTTTCGTTGTAGTATGGTATTGCAAGATCGTGAGGGAAATACTTTAAATACATTGATTCCAGATCATAAAACTTCTTCTGTGTATTTTACTGATTATAAGACTCTCAATGAGTTAATATTGGATGTCAAGACTAAGATTGATGAAGATAAGTTTAACGACCTTGGAAAATTGGATGAAAATGAAGATGAATTTGATACGTCTTCATTGAATAGTGTTAAAGACATTACAGATATTGTTAAGGACGACATGGTTAAGGTTGCTCAAAAACAATATGACGATTGGAAACAAGATCAGAACGGTCAAGATACTGAATTGGGTAGTGGTGGTATATGTCACTTGATAGCTGACGATTTAATCGGTGTTTTGTATAGACATAAGATTGAGAATGTTCAAAGTGTGTGCAGCAATTATGAACAACATGTTTATATTGTTGGTCAGTTTAAGGAAGGTGTGTATGAAATCGATATACCTTATAATGTTTATGAAACGGGTGGTGGATATTCATGGAAGAAAATACCAGATGTTGAATTTAATAGAAACGACATAGTTATCAATAGATTAAGCAGTGATCCGAGTGAGTATAACAATTATGTCGAGACCATATAAAGAGTCGGTTTTGGGTAACAATCAATACCTTCGTACATTTTTAGAAGACGTTGATGATCATGAATTAGAGTGGCATAAAGACCGAGAAGATCGTATAGTTGAGGTTATAGAGAACCACGGATGGGAGTTTCAGATGGATAATGAACTCCCAGTGTATCTTGAAAATACATTATTTATACCCAAAGAAACATATCATAGAGTGATTAAAGGCAATGGTCAATTAATAGTGAAGATAACTAAACTCATATGATATTTATATCTTAATGAGTGCAAATTTGGATCAAGATAGGGTAAGATGGCCTGGTAGTGGTAGTGCTGTACCCGGACGAACACCATTTGGATTTTACGACACGGACGCTCGTTTTGTGGCCGATTGCAGTAGCAGTGCGGTCTGGGCAGCGATCCGTTTGGGTTATCCCATCGAAGACATCGAAATGATCGACGTGAACTTTTATGCAGCATTTGAAGAAGCTGTGACTGAGTATGGTTCACAAATCAATCAGTTCAATATTCGTAACAATTTGTTGTCATTGATTGGACAATCCACATCAACCGTGGTAAATGGACGTTCTATGACGGGTGATCCATTGCCATATGTGATTAAGTTGTCAAAGGGATATGGTAGTGAAGTTGGTGTGGGTGGTAATGTTGATTGGAAGAAAGGTAGTATTGACGTAATTACCGGTCAACAAACATACGATTTGCAGTCATTGTATGAACAAGCATCTGGATCTGGAAATCGTATCGAAGTGAAACGTATTTTCCATAATGGTCCTCCAGCATTTGCTCGTATATATGATCCATTTAGCATGACTGGTATGTCATACAGTAACGTGTTGAATGAAATGGGTTTTGCTGGATATAGTCCTGCCGTTCAATTTTTGATGACACCGATCTTTGAAGATTTGCTTCGTGGTCAAGCAATTGAATTCAATGATATGGTTCGTAAGAGCAGTTATAGTTTTGAAATTGTGAACAACAAACTGAAGTTGTTTCCTATTCCTACTAGCAACTACAAAGTATATTTTGAGTATGCGTTGGAAAATGATAGAAATGCAAATCTATATTACACTGGTTCGTCTAATACACCATCTGGTAGCATACCCGATCAAATTTCTGACTTTAGTAATGTACCATATGAAGATGTGGTATATAGAAAAATTAATTCTCCGGGTAGACAATGGATACGTAAGTATTACTTGGCATTGTGTAAAGAAATGTTGGGTGCTATTCGTCAAAAGTATAGTACCATTCCGATTCCGGGTGGTGAAGTTACTTTGGATGGTGCCGAACTACGTAGTGAAGCAAATACTGAAAAAGAAGCACTCATGACACAACTACGTGACATGTTGGAAGCGTCATTGCCTTCAAAGTTGATTGAAGAACAAGCAATGAAAGCTGAAAAGAGTACTGAGATTTTGAAAAAAGTTCCACTCATGATTTATATTGGATGATATTATGGCATCACTAAGAGGAAGATATTTTAGCGCTCGTGACATCAATTTTATTAATTCCATTAATGCAGAATTGATGGGAGATATTATTGAAACGTTGGTGACTGTTTTTAAGATTGCCGCATCTGAGACTAAGGTCAACATGTATGGAGAAAGTGCTCCATCTGAGGGCAAGACTTTTTATCCCGGTATTGATATAAGTTGTTTGATTGACCGTGGAGATATTACTGGTGAAGATGAAGGATTTGGACCAGACCGTGATCAAACGGTGGTGTTCAAATTCAGAGAAAAGATGTGTCAACAGGTGAACTTCTTTCCTCAAATTGGTGATATCGTTTTCTTTAATGATCGTTATCATGAAATTGATAACGTGGTTCAAGAACAATTCTTGGGTGGACAAGATACCAAGAGTCACAGTTTTATTTGCAATACTCACTATAGCAGATTGAGTAAACTAAACATTTTTGAGAGACAGGTATAACGTATGGCATGGAAAGGAAATTCGGATAATCCAGCTCCAAACTACAGAAACAAAGACAACAATGTTGCTGAAGTTAAAGCTACCATCAATCGTGCAACGCAAATTCGTAGAGATCAAGACTCGTTCAAGAACTTTACGATCACGTTGCTTGATATTGATAGCGCCATATTTGAATATATGGATAAAGTCATCAATTTGACTGTGGAAGACAATGGTGAAAATGTAAAAGTACCATTGTTTTATGGCAGTCCAGAACGTTGGAAATCTATTCAAACTGATGGTGGAATACGTGATAATCAAGGTAAACTTCAATTGCCTGCTATCATGTTTAAGAGAAACACTGTTGCTAAGAATCCAAACTTAACAACTTTGAATCGTCATTTGGACATTCAGGTTGTGAAGAAGTTTGATGAAAAAAACAAGTATGACAGATTTTCTTTGTTGACTAGTGCTAGTGCTCCTGTTGCACAGATTTTGAATGTCACAATGCCTGACCACGTAACATTGACATATGAGTTTATGATGTGGACTGAGTATGTGGAACAAATGAACACGTTGATTGAAAAGATCAACTTTGCAGCTGAAGAATATTGGGGCGATCCAAAACGGTTCAAGTTCAGAGTTTACATAACCGATTATACCAACACCACCGAAGTGAATTCGGGCAAAGACAGAATGGTCAGAACAACGTTCAACATGACTGTTCAAGCATATCTATTGCCTGATTCGTTTGAGAACAAGAAACTTACCACAACTAAAACTCTTACTCAACGTAGAATTGTGGTTACAAACGAAATTGTTTCTGCTAAACAAATGGCCGAAGTGGAGAAGGATATTAGAGCCAACTCTTACAAGAAACCAATTCCATATCACTATGTTAATCCGATGGTGGAAGATGGTACGATTCTCGAAACACCAACAATTAGTAGTTGGGATCAAGATTTGACTGCACAAGAAACAGAAGCAGTATTTCAGTCGTATGCTGGTCTTGCTCCGTCAGACAACACATCAACTGGAACCAGTAATATTTGGCATGCACCACCAACTTCACCCAATGATTATGGTCAAGAAGGTTGGATGGCATATGACGATAATTTCCATTACATTTATGTAAATGGTAGATGGTTACGTCAACCACTTGGCAATTTCGAAATTTGATACAGTTTTATAAAATATCAGTCTATTTATACATAGATTCATAGTATATGGCAACGCTCAATTCATATTCAATCATTTTAAGTCAACGTGATGCGGCAAATACAACCTTTGAAGAAAAGTTGTTGTCGGGTTCACGATTGATTATCCAAACAGATGCAACCGGAAACGTAGTTGCATCAGGTTCAATTGATGCAGCACCAATTGGACAAAACATTGCAGCAGCTGGTAGTTTTACCACGTTGACTGCTAGTGGATTGTCTACGTTGCAAGCTCTTAGTGCGTCTGCTACTAATTTGAGCGACAACTTGACACTTGCTGGTGCAAATCCAAATTTGACATCCACCAGTGGTGGTAATTTGACAGTTTCTACAACTGGAAATTCGTCAGTATTTGTTAACAATGTTCAATTTAGTGGTAGTGGTGTTGTTATTCCGGGCAACTTGACGGTTCAAGGTGCGATGACCTATATCAGTTCGAGCGTTGTTGATATTGGTGACAATCGTATTCGTTTGAACGTATTGACTCCGGGTCAACGTTATGGTGGATTGGATGTGGTTGACAGTGGAAGTTTGAATCAAGCAACTGCTTCTTTGTTGTGGGATAGTCTGGGTGATTATTGGTTCTTGACTGATGCTAATAATCCACTTGTATCCAACAAAGTGATGGGTGGTCCTACGGGATCATTGGGTTCTGAAAACAACTTGACCTATGGATATTTGCCACGTGCTCAAACTGGTGATACTCTTGAAAACTCGTTGTTGGTTGAAAATGGATATGTACTCAATTACAACAGTGGTCAATTTGTAGTAACCGCATCTAATGGTAATACAAGTATTGGTGGAACATTAAATGTTGTTGGATTGACTACATTGGGTCAAGTGTCCGGAAGTAGTATTTCGGCACAAACCGGTAGTTTTGCTAATTTGGTAATTGGTACATCAACATTCACTAATATTACGGTAACCAATCTTTCCACATTGAATAATGTTAGTGCAAGTAACGTGGATGTTACTGGTACATTGAGTGTTGATGGATTGACAACATTGGGCACTTTCAGTGGTAGCAATGCATACCTCAGTGGAATATTGAGTGCTTACAGTGCAAGTATTACGAATCTTCAAATTGGAGGTACTGCACCAAGTACAACAAATGATAGTGGTATTGGTGGATCGATTAGATATGACAACGATTTTGCTTACATTTATACAAATGGTAAGTGGAAACGTACACCGTTGGCCATTTTCTAATTGAATGGGTAAATAATGTATAAAAGACGCCCGAGATGTAAATCTTGGGCGTTTTAGTTTATATCGGATGTAATTATATTAAGTTGATATTTATTAGGTATGCCAAGTCCATATGATCAATATGATCTGATACTGACTCAGAGAAATTCAAGCGATACGCATTTCAATGAAGTTAGAGTCGCTGACGTTCCCAACAC